TCAGCTCCCCTCCGCCGCCTGCTCTATATAGCTGTCGCAGCATAATACGATCTCGCATTTGATAAGCTCCGAATTAACGTCCGTCACAACTGAAAACGTCTTGAGCCTTGCAGCGTTATAAAATATACCGTCAGCGGTAAGAAAATATCTTATATTGTTGCTCATTTGCTGATTTAATTTAACTCCGGGAATAGGACATTCCGACTTCAATACAATTCCTTTAAGCTTTAAATATGCGGGAAACGAGCCGTTATCGGTAAAATATATACTGTTTTCAGAACGATTCTGAAAGCTGTAACGGCGGTCACGGGACAGTTCGTAAGAAGAAATATATAATCTTACGTCTCCCAGCTCTGCAACGCGGTATTTTTCTATGTCAAGACTGTGATTCATAAACGACCTCCGTTTTTCCGAGTAATTCGACTCTGCATTCAAGAATAAGCCGCTTGAGTCCGTTATCCTGCACCGGAGCCGATATTTTTGCGGAATTTATAACATATCCGCTGGAGGTAAGCTTATCCAATATCCGAACGTCGAGCATTTCATAAAGGCTCATAGGGGAAGTATAAGGCCTGCCGAGTATTTTAACGTCAAGTAAATATCTTTCCCTGAAAAACTTATCGTTTTCCCCGACAAAAACGTTTTCAAGATATATTTCCGCAACGGACGCCACAGCGTATATATCGCCGTGCTCCATTACGGGAATTTTTTCATATTCGCTGTAAACGTCGGTGCCGCCGCTTTTTACAATCTGATAAATTCCGTTTACCATATGCTTTAACTGCGCCATATATCTTCTCCCTTACCCGCAGCAAACCGCGGTAAATATAAATCCGTCGTCATAGAGAAGATCGGACGCGGCTTTATAATATTCCCGCATAAGTTCTCTGGCAAAATCATATTCAAGCTGAGAATTGCCCTTTGAATCGGCTGTTCCCGCATAAGTATAAGCGATTTTGTTTTTCACGCACGTTATCTGACTGTATCTGAAATTTGCTATTGCGGCGCAAAGGTAATCAAGCCTTGCGTCGGAATCCTGAACGTCCTCCTTTAGCCTGCGTTCTACCTGGGCAATTGCCGAATCTATCAGCGGACGATATGTCTCCGTATCAGTCTCGCCTGAAAAAAGTGTAAAAAGAGAACTTATCTGATTAATATTCATTTTTTTTAGCCCCCATTCTGAAATCGTCCAAACAGTCCTTTTTTATATCCAATTGAGAAACGGTTTTAGATTTATGCTCCCTTTCAAGCAGTTCCTTGAATTCAATAAGCTCCTCCGCATTCATTTTATCTGCGGCGGCAGAAAGCGCCTTAGCGCATACGGAAGAGCCGGAAGCAAGACAAAGCTTATAAATATCTGTTCTTACGCTTTTGCATAGCTTTTCCATAAGCTCTTCACTATATGCCTTCGCCTCCGCCGAATCTGCGCTTCTGCCGAATCTTTTTGTAACTCCTGCGTTGACCTGCGCGGGAACTGCCACAAAGCTCCACTCATAAGCGTCGCTTATATCATCTAAAACGGCATGAGCCGTCTTTCCGCTGTATTTTTTACCCATTACATGAGGACAGCCTTTCCTTTTCAAATCCGTTCCGCATACGGAGCATTTTTTTGAGCCGGCGCTGCAAGAAATGCTTACTTCCTTTTTTATACCCCCGTCTATCTCTCGTATCAATCCCGAATTTGAGTCTGTTCTGACCATATAGGCTCTGCCCTTTAAGTAAGTGTAAGGTTCGCCGTTTTTCGTAGCTTTTGTATTATCGGTTACAAGCTCGGTTGAAAAAATCCTTGCCGTCTGTCCTCCGCTTTTCGGATTATGATCAAATATTCCGGTTTTCCCTACAAACAGCTTTTTTAAGCTTTCCAGCGCGTTCTGAGAAAATCTCTCGCCATCTCTGTCTATGTCGTTGTCGCAGAGAATAACGTCAAAAATATACACCTCATCCTCAGACATTTCCCGTCGTGTAAATTCATTCAGCCTTTTGAGTATTTCTTCCTTTTCCATATATTTCGTCCTTTCATAAATATTTTGCAGCTTTTATTCCGGCGGACGCTATTTCAGACGTCCGCCGGAGCTTCAACAGCCGGACTTATGACTTATCCATATTAAGCACCTTTACGGCGTCCGCCATAAGCTTTTTGAACACAAGGTTGCAGGAAACGCTGAATGCGTCCATCTGACGGTCTATAAGCTTATCCGATTCCATAATGAGATCAGAGCTTGTAATAAATTCAAGCGCATACTGCCTGTCTATTCCTATAACAGTCAGATCGTTGATCTGGTTTGATTTAATAAGTCTTGTTCCGAACGGAAGAATAACGTTTCCTCTTTCGTCAACAGTAATCGAATCCCTAAGCTGCTCCATTGAAATAATTTCCGCAGCAATTTTAGGAGATACTATCAGATCAGTCATATCATAGACCTTAAAGTTTCCGTAAAGTCCGGTAAGGTCTGAAAAAGCCAGCGCGCTTCCGGCAATATCTATAACGGCCGCGTCCGATTTCAAGGTGGAAATAGCGCTGCTTACCATTGCGTCGGCAAGCTTTTTACCTATTGAACGAAGCATTAAGGCAAATACGTCCAATCTCTGAAGCCTTACCGCCTCATACGAAGCTGTAATAAGTCTGCCGTATTTTAACAGGCTGACAGATGTGGCGGATTCTTTAATAGAGGTTTCCGGCAGAGCGTTTCCCTCGGTTGTTTTTGAAGTGTACGGAACATTGTCTGTAACCGAATAGCCTCTGTACTGATTGCAGTCTGAAATCGTCTTAACAGCAACAATGTCGCCTAATATAGAATCTTCCATACCCGCGTTTACGGCTCTCCTGACGAATTCAGGAAAAAGCACCGCGCTTTCCGTTGTCACAAAGAATTTTTCTACCTTATCGCAGTTCTCGCCGCTTATTTTTATATCGAAGCGCTTAAGCTGTCTTTCAAAGGCGTCAAGATTGCTTAACGGCGTTCCGTCATAGTTTTCATCAGGATCGCGTTCCTCAAGAACCTGTATAAAGCTTTTTCCCGCAAGATTATAAAGTCCCTTTTCAAGTTTTATATCATTATACATAATTTATCCTCCATATTTTAATTTTCATTTTCAAGTTTTCTTTCAATCTCCTCGGCCTGAGCATTTTTCAGACGCGCGTCGGCAAGAACCGATTCGTCCTGAAGATTGATATTATCCCATTCAACATACGCTTCGCTGTCGGATCCTATCTGCATCAGATATGCCGAGGCGATTTTTCTGATAACCGGCGTTATAAGCCTTCTGTAATACTCCAGCTCAGATGTAAGAATATCAGCCTGCTGCGACGACATCCGCTCGGTCGTCGACCAGTTGAGTCCCAGAAGAAACGGCGGAACTGAAAGCTTTGCTATAAGCTGCTCCAATATCTGTCTTACAGGAATCTCGGTATCAAAAAGCTGATTATCTGCTCCTATGACTCTTATGTCGACGTCTCCGACAGCGACAAAATCCCTTATTTCACCGTTTTTAGCAGCCGTCATACCGTCCGACCATTCCTTAGCGATCTGCATCGCCCTTTCCTTTGAATACGCCCTTTCAGAGCTGTCCCCGGTAGGCTTATAGGTAACCGCATATCTTACATTCCCAGCTCTTTCATAGTTCTGTCCGATACATTGATATATTTTCATCAAAATCCTGCTTAGAGCCGGCAGTCCCCTGAGTATTGAAACCCCCATGGTTTTTCCGGGCGGAGGATTCAATGCTGAAAATAATATAAGATTAGGATTTTCAAGACGTTTAAGCCTTCCTCCGCTCTGCTTCAAATAATAAACGGCGCAGCCTGTAGACTGGTCCGGCAAGACAGCGATCTTCGACGGATCTCCATTATAAAGAGAGCTGATATTCATGGTTTCACGGTCGAGAATAATTTCGCCTACCGCGTTTCCGTATGTAAGAAGACTTTCAAGAAAGCTGTCTGTAAAGCTCTGCATAGAAACTCCCGTTAGTCCCACAGGAACGCCGGACACAAAATAATCCATCGTTTCCTGCATTCCTTCATCGGAGCATATAATTCTATAGCCTCCCGTAAGCCTCACAATCTTACCGATTGCCGCGTCTATAACAGGCACTGTGAAACGCAGTCTGTCATAAAGCTCCTTTTCCCAGCAATCTACACTATTCGGAAAATCGGCCGTCTCGGAGCCTCTCGCAGCAGAATAAACAGCCGCTGTATCGGGTCGAACGCTTCTCTTTCCGCCTTTGAATAGTCTCATTAAATTCACCTCCCTTCAACGCGCGACAGAAGCCACAAAAAAATCATCGGTATTGCCTGAATCTATCGCGGCAGTCACAAAATATCTGACATCGTCCATCGCATGATCATTCTCCTTTACCGGAATATCGCCTCCGGACTTTTCATTCCAGCAGTATAGCGAAAACTCCCTTAGGCAGTCCTGACAATCCGCAGATATGAGAATTCTCCTGCTTTTCAAAGCGTCGCTTACCCGCCTTATTCCGTAAAGAACATCGTTTTTCGCAGGTATAACTCTAAATCTTCCGTGACGCCTGATACATTCTATAAAGCTTGCCGCCGACGGATCAACGATTATATATTCCGGCTCACGATCTCCTATAAGGCTCTCCAGACCGCTGTAATGCTCCTCGTCGGTTCTCGATATCCCTTCTCTTCTGGAATCATAATAATATTCCTCCAGCCTGTACCAAACTCCTCCGCAGCGCCCCCACAGTCCGAATGACGACGGATTAACTGTTCCGTAATCACACGACACGACAAATCGGTCGCAATCCGGAGCCTTTTCAAACGTATGAATGCTTTCGCTGAACATCGGGTAAACCCTGCCGCTTGCGGCAGTCCACTTGCCAAGAATAAATCTGTCATAAAAAACCCCGGAATAAAGCTTTTCATATCTTTTTCTTATTTCCCCGGAAAGAGACGGATTATCCTTCATAGTAAAATGAATATAAAGAGCATTTTTTTCCTCGGATTTTTTTATCCATTCCCGGTAAAACCAATGATACGGATTATCCGGATTGCAATTGAACCACATTTTAGAACCGGAAACAGAGCATCTGGCCATCGCTTGCTCTACAAACGATCTTGGCATAAGAGCAACCTCGTCCATAAGTATTCCTGAAAGCGTCATGCCTTGAATAAGCGCCGCAGAGCTCTCGTCTCTTCCTCCGAACAGATAAAATCTGTTTTTCCTGCCGTAAAGACTTATATCGATATAATTTTTGCTGACCTTTTCAATATAATTAAATCCCATAGCGCCCAGCAGACCTGCAAGAGGCTCTACAAGATTGCGGCGAAGCGACGAAACAGTTTTCCCGCAGAGAGCAAAGGAATTGCCTGAAAACGAACTCATGGCCCAGCTTACAAATCCCATCGACATGCAAAGCGTCTTTCCCGATCTGACCGCTCCGTCGCATATGACGGCGTCTTTTTTTCGGTATTTAGGGATACCCCACCAGGAAAGAGCAAGCTTCTGTTTCGGCGAAAAGCTTTTAAACGTCATCGGCAGTTTCATCCTCCAATCCGGTAAGAGCGTCAATAAGATTTGCCGCAGCCGACGCGGTATTTTCCTCGGACGCATATTCGTAAATCCGTTCCATTGCCTTTTGTCTGTCAAAAAGCTTTATTTCTACTCCTCCTCCCTTGACTCTTTTCATTTCCGACACATTAAAAAGATCCAAAGCTCCGATCTTATCGGGCGAAGGAAGCTCCTCTGAAAAAACCAGCGACGCCGCGTCGTTGGCTCTTCCGAACGCAAGCCTTTCAAGACCGGTCATAACGACCGCCTTAGGAGGTATGCTTTTCTGCATAAGGCTTTCAATAAGCCTTCTATACCTTGCCTGATTAATAATATTCGTACCGTCGGCAAGGGCAGTTTCAGGAGGCAGTCCGCTTTTCAGCGCAGCTTCGTATACATCTCCTAATCTTGCATAGTTACAGCAAAAAAGTCTGCATAACGATTTCTGATTTAAACATGACATAAAAAAACCCCTTTCGTTAAATAGTAACGGTAAGCGAATGAATGCTCCGCTGTTTAATACCGTTCACTAATAGGCCGAAAGGGCGTATTTTTTGCATTAAAATATACAAATAAGAAAATTTAAATTTACGATTTGTTGATTTTAACAAATTATAAATTTAATTTAAGCGTTAAATTGTGAATATAAACAAATCGAGATTTTTTCATAAAATTATGTTGACATTTAGAAAATAAGCGTGTATAATAATATAGTCGCATAAAGCGGTAAGCGAAAAACGACATAAATGGCGGCATAGCTCAGTTGGCTAGAGTACTCGGTTCATACCCGATTGGTCGTTGGTTCAAATCCTACTGCCGCTACCAAATAAGGCCCGTTGGTCAAGAGGTTAAGACACCGCCCTTTCACGGCGGAATCATGGGTTCAATTCCCGTACGGGTCACCAACATATGCCACGTAAAATCGTTGATTTTACGTGGTTTTCTCTTTTTAAGGGCAGGCTTTTCGGACGTCTGTCCTTTATTTGTCCTTTATTGAGTGTTCTTATCCTTTGCCGTAACTCTTATTTCTTGGATGAAAAGTCAAGCGCCGAAGCAATCGCTTCGGCTGCCCTTGCCTGTGCCTGCTGAAATACATGGCAGTAAATTGAGGTTGTTGTACTGACAACCGAATGGCCTAACGCACCTGAAACTGCAGCAGCGTCCACACCCTCGTTGATTAAAGCCGAGGCATAAAAGTGCCGCATACTATGAATGTCGCAAAATCGGAAATTGTTTTCCTTGCAGAATTCGCTGAACCAGAAATACGGCGTATTGTTATTCATAGGTCGTCCGTCATACTTTACAAACAGCCTGTCATAATCAATCCACTTGCTTCCCAGCTTTATTTTTTCTTCGTCCTGTTCGGATTTGTACGCTTTGAGCAAATTCATCACGACATTCGGAAATTTTAAGGAACGCTGAGATTTTTTCGTTTTCGTGGTATCCGTATAAATCCCCTTGTCGGCCGTGTAATTCGACGTCCTTATAACGCTTATCACATTATGCTCCCAATCAATGTCTTTCCACTCCAAACCGAGAAGTTCTCCACGTCTAAACCCACTGTAAATTGCAAGCGTAAAGAATGTGCGGTATTTCAGCGGTGCCTTTTCCAAGAGCATGAACAATTTCTCGATTTCCTCAAGAGTGTAGATTTCCTTTTCCTTTTTCTCACCCTTTGGAACAGTCACTTTTCTGCACGGGTTTTCCGACAGCATATCCATTTTAACCGCATAGCTGAATACGTCCGAAATGAAGCTCAGATGATGAATCGCTGTCTTTCTAGATAAAGGCTTGCCCGTTTTCATACTCTTGCCGTTAAGAGCAAGGTCGGTGTAGCTTCGTCCATATGCACCACAGCAGAGAGGATGTACTGTTCGCCGCCGACTTTTGCCGTTACAAAATCATAAGCGTCCTCAAAGAATTTCTTTGTACGCTCACCGCCCAGACGGTCGAAGAACTCCTTGTCGGAAGTAATGACAAATTCGCAGAGAACAGTACTTTGCTTTTTGCCCTGTAAACGCAGGTTACCTTTTAACTCCTGTCGGGTGCGTATACTTTCAAATTCCTGAAGATAGGATTCCGCTTGTATTTTCTTAAGGTAATAATTTTCAGACGAGCGATTTATGTCAATATCTTTGTTACTATAATTTTTGTTTAGACGTTCATTATGCCGTTCAAGAAGAGGTACAGCACCTACTTTGTGATTTTCGTTTCTGATAATTGCATAGCTCATATTTTTTGCACTCCTTTCATAAAGAGGAGCGAAGCGAACGAACACTATTCTGCTGAATAGTTCTAACCCACTAGGACTATTTTGCAGGAAAATAGTCTGTGGGCAAGCAGTTCCTCTTGGTCCCTTTTTTGCGGTCACAGACCGCAGGAGAAGCAGAGGGATACCCTCTGCATTTTGCGACGATATGCGACGATGTGACGATGTTTTCAGCACCGCATCCACTGTCATAAATATCGTCACAACCGTCGCACATCGTCACGGGTTTGTGTATTGAGATGATAAGGGTCAACCATTCGTCCATACTATCCATCACGCCGCACCTCCCAGATATTCCAGCAGCGCCGCCTTGCTGACAGTATCTTTCCACGCTTACCCTGACCAGTGCGGATATGGGGCAGCTTGTCCTGTACAATGAGCTGACGGACAGTATGTTCGGACAATCCTCTGACCGCCTCGGTGCATTCTTTAATCGTCAGCATTTCCACTGGCTGTTCCTTGGCGGAAACCATAATTGTCGGAGCATTGTCCTCAACCTCAATCAAAGCATCCAGCAAAGCGACCACCTGTGCGATAAGCTCCTGTTTTGTTTTTCTTGTCATAATTTGTACCTCCGTTTGTTTTATTTTCGAGAGCAGTAAAAGCACCTCTCATAAGTACCTACAAAAACGGTTGGTTTTTTAAGTCTTTTTTCGCAATTTTACAAAAGTCTGTATAGCTGCATAAAATCAACATTATTTGATTGGTACTTTTGATTCCCTTCACTTATAAGGAAAAAAACAAGGCTTTTTTACAGGGGAGTTCTGAATATTTTTTGCAATTTCTCTTATTTTTACAAAAGAATATTATTTGAGTCTCTCGTGTTAGTACAATTTTCTGTAACGTAACAAAAATAAGCTGTTTTCTCGGTTTTGCGAAAACAGCTTATTGATATACTAAATTTCGGACAGTTGCACAAATTTATTTTAATCAGTGATTTGGATTTGTTGACATTTTTCGCTATGAGCGATATAATTATTATGTATATTTATACCATTTTGCAGACAAGGAGTGCAAAACCATGACCGACACACAGCAAAAATCTGCCGCAAAGGCGTTCTCAGAATACTGGAAAGACAAGGGCAACGAAAAGCAGGAAACTGCACGCTTTTGGATAGAACTGCTCGGAAATGTCCTCGGAGTAGAAAATCCGATCTCCGTTATCGAGTTTGAAAAGCCTGTTGTTGTAGAGAAAAATCAAAAATATATCGACGGCTATATTCCGTCAAACAAAATCCTTATCGAGCAGAAAGGCTCAAACATTTCGTTACGCCGTACTGCCACGCAGTCGGACGGAGAAAAGCTTACGCCTTACGGACAGGCTTTCCGCTATAATAATTACCTGCCCTATGAGGAAAAGGCAAAGTGGATTATTGTTTCCAACTTCACCGAAATTCTCATTTACAATATGAACAAGCCCAACGCCGAACCTGAGCAAATCTTCCTAAAAGACCTGCACAAGGAATATTACCGCCTGAATTTTCTTGTGGATACAGGCAACGAGCATATCAAAAAGGAAATGGAAGTTTCCTTACAGGCAGGCGAATTGGTGGGAAAGCTGTATAATGCAATCCTCAAACAGTATAAAAATCCCGACGACTCCGAGTCCCTCAAAAGCCTTAATATGCTGTGTGTGCGCCTTGTTTTCTGTCTGTATGCCGAGGACGCAGGCATTTTCGGTAAGCATGGAATGTTCCACGATTATCTCCGTCAGTTTGAGGCGAAGTCAGCCCGAAAGGCTCTGATAGAATTGTTTCAGGTGCTTGACCAGAAGGACAGCGAGCGTGACCCGTATCTTGATGAGGATTTAGCTGCTTTTCCGTACGTCAACGGCGGATTGTTTGCGGATGAAAACATAGAAATCCCGAATTTTACGGAAGAAATTATGGACATTCTCCTGGAAAAGGCAAGTGCCGACTTCGATTGGTCGGAAATATCGCCAACCATTTTCGGAGCTGTTTTTGAGTCAACCTTAAACCCCGAAACACGCCGCAGCGGCGGTATGCACTACACCTCAATCGAAAACATTCACAAGGTTATCGACCCGTTGTTTCTTGACGAGCTGCGTGCCGAGTTCGAGGATATCAAGGCGGCGAAGCAGGCGAATGTGCGTGAAAAGCGGCTGAAAGAGTTTCAGACGAAGCTGTCTGAATTGAAATTCCTTGACCCTGCCTGCGGTTCGGGCAACTTTCTGACGGAAACTTATATCAGCCTCAGAAAGCTGGAAAATGAAATTCTGATTGAAATTTACAAGGGGCAGATGATGTTCGGCGATGGCGATTTGAACCCGATTCAGGTGTCAATCGGGCAGTTCTACGGAATTGAAATCAACGATTTTGCGGTGACGGTTGCGAAAACTGCGCTTTGGATTGCCGAGTCGCAGATGATGAAAGCCACCGAGGAAATCGTGCAGATGAGCCTTGATTTTCTGCCGCTGAAAAGCTATGCGAATATCGTAGAGGGCAACGCTCTGCGTGTGGATTGGGAGAGCGTTGTGCCAAAAGCGGAGCTGAATTATATTATGGGTAATCCGCCGTTTGTGGGGGCAAGACTTATGTCTGCCGAGCAAAAGGACGATGTATCATTTATTCTTAATGGAGCAAAAGGTATTGGAAATATTGACTATGTTTCCTGTTGGTATAAAAAAGCCGCTGATATGATGAAAGAAACGGAAGTCAGAACAGCTCTTGTTTCCACAAACAGCATTACACAAGGCGAACAAGTTGCAATTCTTTGGAAAAATCTCTTTGAAAACGGAGTTCATATTGATTTTGCACACCGTACATTCCGTTGGGACAGCGAGGCAAGTTTAAAAGCTCACGTTCATTGTGTTATTGTCGGTTTCAGTATAGCTGAAAACACATCACAAAAACAGCTTTTTGAAAATGGTGCGGTTAAGATTGTTGAAAACATAAATGGTTATCTTGTTGAAGCAGATAATGTGTTTATGGAAAGCAGGAAAAAACCAATTTGTAATGTGCCTGCCGTTGTTTTTGGAAGTATGCCAAATGACAATGGTATATTAAGTGACTTTTCAACCGAAGAAAAAGACGAAATCATAAGCAAATATCCCTTAGCCGAAAAAATGTTTAAGCGTTTTCTTGGGGCAACCGAGTTTTTGCATAATAAGGAAAGATGGTGTCTTTGGTTAAAGGGTATTTCTCCTGCTGAAATACTAAAAATATCTCCCGTTAAAGAAGCTATTGCAAAGGTAAAGGAAATAAGAGAAAGCAGTAACAGAGAAGCAACAAGAAAATTAGCTGATACCCCAACTTTATTTGGAGAAATTCGTCAGCCCGATACAGAATATATCATTATTCCATGTCACTCATCTGAACGACGTAAATACATTCCAATTGGATTTGTTAGTAGTGATATAATTTGTAGCAACGCAAATTTACTTATGCCTAACGCTACACTTTATGATTTTGGTGTACTTATGTCAAATGTTCATAATAGTTGGATGAGGGTTGTATGCGGTAGAATTAAAAGTGATTATCGCTATTCTGTTAATGTTGTCTACAACAACTTCCCGTGGTGCAACCCCACCCCCGAACAAAAAACCAAAATCGAACAGACCGCACAAGCAATTCTTGACGCCCGTGCCCTCTATCCTGACTGCTCCCTCGCCGATCTCTACGATGAACTCACCATGCCACCCGAACTCCGCAAGGCTCACCACGAAAACGACTTTGCCGTTATGGCGGCGTATGGGTTTGATAAGAAGATTACCGAGAGCGAATGTGTGGCGGAGCTTATGAGGAGGTATAGGGAATTGACAGAGGAGAAATACGATGCAAGATGAAAAGTGTGCGAACCTTGATGAACTTAAAAAGCAGATTATGAGTGACATTCAAAGTAAAATACATGAAATATATACTCAGTCTGAAATTAAATACAATGCAAAAGAAAAGTCGGATAGAACGGTGCTTGATTTCTTTGCTTTATTAAACAAGTTAATACCAGCCAGAAAACGAAAAGTAAATTCGATGAAGCTACAGATGAAGGAGATTCGGAAAAACTGAAAATTCTTATTGACGATGTATTAAATATAATCGATACAGAAGACACCGCTTCACAAGCTCAGCTATATTATTCTATCGGCACTGTTTATGGCGATATTGCGCGATTAGAGAAAAGCAGCAATGAAAGCTACATTGAAAAACAGTTATTCTATTTTCGTAAAAGTATTGAACTAATAAATGCTGATGAGTTGTCAGATGAAAAGTATTCTCCTTATATTAATGGATTTAAACTAAGCCTGTATACAAATTACGGAAATGCGTTTGACCATTGCGGAAGAAAAATTGCTGCAATAGAGCAGTATCAAAAAGCTTTAAAGATAGACGGAGGCTTTGGTATGGCTCTGGGCAATCTTGGAATGGCGTACAGACATTATGCAATGATGGTTTCAGATTATGTACATAGGGATTATATGAACCATTTTGCATATACGCTGCTATGTCAAGCAATAAAAAGCAATGATAAAAGCGTTCACCAAAATGCGTATGGATATTTTAGCAACGCTATCAATAGCTATACAGAAGAATATACTCAAGCTGTTTTAATTCCTCCTCTGGAGATCCCCCAATACAATTATGACAATGAAGAAGAACTAAAGTATAGAAAATGGGCATTAGAAAACAAATTATTTACAAATCCTTTAAACGATTTACCTGTCAATGAATATTGCTTTGCGGCTGATGTTTTGCAATTGCCAAATATGATTGTAAATATAAACGATAAACCTATTTTTCATGGGATGTTCAATCAGATTAAACAAGATTATATTTTTGCAAGATATCAATTTTACTGTGGAATACAGCAAAATGGTGAAGCCCATTTTGCAGACAAAGATACATTTCTTTTGAATTTTGCTGATTACCCACAGTATTCCATACGAGTTGAAATGATAAAATCCGCATTTAGAACTTTATACTCATTATTAGACAAATACGCTTATTTTATGAATTATTATTTTGGTTTGGGTATAGAAGAACGAAGAATTACATTTCATAATGTCTGGGCTAATCCTAAAATGGCAAGTTTATATGAGCAAAATAACAATTACATTCTTAACGCATTACGTTGGATAGGAAAGGACTTTTATAACAAATTAATGGATTCTCCTAATCCCTATGCAAAGAAAACCTGTACAATCCGTAATGCTTTGGAACACAAATACACAAAAGTTTATTGGGATTTATTTTATGATAGAATAAACGGAGAAATAGATAATTTAGCCTTTTATATATCAGAAGCAGAACTTATCGGCGAGACTATGAAATTGCTTCACATAATCAGAGAAATCATTATCTCTATGGTTTTGGCTGTAGGGATTGAAGAAAAAGAACGTAATAAGGACAATACTAAAATTGCAATACCGTTTACTTTCGACCAGTATGAAGACGAATGGAAGATATAAAGGGGGCGATTATTTTATGAGCGGCAATAATCTCAAAATGGAAATATTGGATTTAATATCATCACGGCAAGAAGGCTCTTATTGGGATTTTAAACAAGAACATCACAAGAATACTGCTAATTTGTTGCACGATATTATTTGTATGGCTAATAATCCTTTATGTAATCAAGACGGTTATATAATATATGGAGTATCGGATAAAACTGGGCAAATAATCGGAATTGAGAATGATTCATCGCGCAGAAATCAAGAGCATATTATAAGTCAACTAAAAAGCAAAAGTTTTGCAGCGGGAATACGCCCAATTGTGCGATTAATAACTCTACATATCAACGAACACGAAATTGATGTTCTTGTTATAAAAAACACAATGGATACGCCATATTATCTTACATCCGATTTTAGGGATAAGGAACGTGTTGTAAGAGCCAATCATATTTACACAAGGGTGAGTGATGTAAATACAGATATTGATAAAAGTGCGGATAAACATATCGTAGAAGCATTATGGAAAAAGCACTTTGGCTTAAATTTAAATCCTTTTGATAGACTTAAACTTCTGCTTGCGGATAAGAGCAACTGGGAAACAAGTGAAGACCAACATTATAATAAGATTTGCCCAGAATTTACATTGTGTCTTGAAGACGATGACGATAATGGCTTATATCCTGAATTCTATGCATATAATATGACAAATTCAAATGTTCATTATGGTATGCTATATGCAAAGTATTATAATACTACTTTATATTCAAGACAAACCGTAACATTGGATGGAGGAAGATATATTACAGTAGTTCCAAATTGGGATTTCATCCCTTACGATGAACATCATCACAATTTTGACGGTTTCAAATATTTTATCAAGGATGACATATCTTACATTTTTAACCAGTATTTGCTTGAAGATAACGGTGATGCAGAATATGCATATAAGTGTTTTAACGAGGTCATTTTATTATTCAACTCTATAAATGAGGAAAAGTGCTTTGTAAAATACATCGAAGACAATCTGGAGTTGCTTGAACGTGAGATTGAGTTGGATAAGCATAAGTATACATATATTGAACCACAAAATCCAAATGCTCAGAAAAAGATTGTAAGAGAATTAAAACTTGGAAAAGCTTTGAAGTCAATTTATGAACAATGGGTTGTTCAAGTTGATTTGATGGAATACTAAGTTGATATCATCAAAAAAATAAAAGCAGCTTAAGTAATAAGCCGCTCTTAAATACTAGAGGTATTCATAAAACCTGTCCTTTATTTGTCCTTTGATAATACGAAAACTTGCGATATTTTTTAGGACGGCGTAAAAAGTTAAGTACCTTTAAATCACGTAGTTACGCCGTTTTTTCAATATCTTGCTAAGTTATAAAATTAGAAAAATTCATTTCAATTCCCGTATGGGTCACCAGCACAGATACTCTCAAATGGCTATTTTAAGCTGTTTGGGAGTTTTCTTTTTGTCTGAAAAATAGCGATGGGTCTTACGGCAATGTCAGGTTTCCTGCTGTTATTTCGGACAAAACCTAAAAATCATAGCAATCTGCTGTAAGTATGTAATCCGAAGCTCTGACTTCGGATTTTTTGCTGTTAGGAATCGAGTTTTACCGTGAACAACGTTTTTTCACAAGCTTGTCCTGTTGCTGTTCAGGCGGTGAAATATCGTGCTGTTGCTCCATTAGTTCCAAAAGCTTGCCAACATAACATTTCTGAATATATAAATATTGACCTCCGTTTGAATTTGGGTAAACGAAAATCGGAATATTCATTTTCTCCGCTTCACTTTGCAGTTTTTCAAAGTCAGCATACCCATCTGAATTTACCATTGCTGCGTCAAAAAGCGAACATTCCAGTTGAACTTATATCGTTTCACGAATTGTAGAATTACGGTTATCCTTAATCTCAACAAGCGAAGCTTTAATCCTTTCAATCTACATATCAAGATTTGTCAAAGCGATCCGCCTGTGCCGACTTTTAATGCCTTTCACTTATTAGGAAAAAAATCAGGATTTTTTACGGTCGATTCGGGAAAGTTTTTTGTAAATTCTCTTATTTACACAAAAGAATATTATTTGAAGCTCTTATGTTTGTTTGGTTTTCTGTGGTGTAGCAAAAAAGAAGCTGCTTTCCCATTTAAGAAAAAACAGTATAATTCATCATTTAGTTGATTTTTGTTTAAATATACAGTATAATATATTTTGGAAAATTATAATTAGATTTTTTGTTAATTCTTGAATCTTTTGAAACAAACAGGAGCTATGCAATGAATAGTAATAAAATTGATGTGATGTGGGACGATACTCCAATTGACGTTACCACTGAAGTAAATTTCATTTGGTCTATCGCTAATAAATTGCGTGGTCCATATCAGAGCGATAAATATAAAGATGTCATTATCCCTATGACTATTATCCGCCGTTTTGAATGTGCGTTAGAAAAAACAAAAACAGATGTGGTATCAAAATATAAAACAAGTCCTAAGTTTCCTGCAAAGGCTATGCAAAAAATATCCGGTTATCAGTTTTATAACACAAGTGAATTTACACTTTCTGAACTCGTTAACGACTCTGACCATATTGCCGCAAATTTTAAAATCTATATAAACGGTTTTTCTGCAAATGTTCAAGATATTATCAAAAGTCTTGATTTTGATAAACAGATTGATAAAATGGATAAGAACAACCGACTCCTTGCTGTTATAAAAGCTTTCTCAGAGCTTGACCTAAATCCGCAGACCATTGACAATGTAAAGATGGGATACATATTTGAGGAGCTTATACGAAAGTTTTCTGAAAATGCCGAGGCAGGTGACCATTACACAGGAAGAGATATAATTAAGACGATGGTAAATATTTTGCTTGCCGAAGGTTGTGATGATATTTTCGACGATTATTAAGAAATAACTATACTCGACCAAGCTTGCGGAACAGGCGGTATGTTGTCCACAGCATATAACTTTATCAGACGTTATAATCAAACAGCAAGCGTTCGTTTATTCGGACAGGAAATAAACCCCGAATCTTATGCTATATGTCTTGCAGAAATGCTTATAAAAGGACAAAATGCTGAAAACATCCGTTATCAGGACACTATGAAAGCTGATTGCTTTACCGATACAAATATGCGTTTCGTGATTGAAAATCCTCCTTTTGGCACTGCATGGGGAGGAAAAGACGCAGCAGAAGGCGTGGAAAAAGCTGTAAACGATGAGTACGCAAAAGGATTTGAGGGGCGTTGGGGCGCGGGACTTCCCAGCTCTGGTGATATGCAGCTGCTGTTTATACAATCAGCTGTAGACAAAATGGACGATAAGCTTGGACGAGCAGCTATTATTGAAAACGGTTCTCCGCTGTTTTCGGGTGGAACATCTTCCGGCGAGAGTCAAATCAGACGCTGGCTGCTTGATAAAGACCTTATTGAAGCTATTATCGCTTTGCCAACCGACCTTTTCTATAACACAGGTATTGCAACATACATATGGGTACTTTCTAAAAACAAACGTGAAGAACGTAAGGGTAAAATTCAGCTTATAGATGCTTCTAATATTTATCACAAGTTGAGAAAAGCTCTCGGAAACAAAAAGAATGAAATTACACCGAAGATCGTTCCAAAATTACACATCTTTATGCTGATTTCAAAGAAAATGAGCTATGCAAAATTTACAAAAATGAGGAATTTATGTACCGTGAATATACTGTAATGCAGCCGTTACAGCGCAGCTATGCCATTACGATTGAACGTATTAACAATATGGTTGCTTCGGGTGCATTAAATTCTCTTTATGACGCTGCAAAAGTTGCTAAACTTGAAAATGCTGAAGAACTGACAGGCAAAGATAAAAAGAAGCTTCAGAATTATTTGGATAATAAACCTGTTTGCGAAGCGATTATGCAGGCATTATACGATAATGTTTCCGATGAGTTGTTTATGTCGCCAAAACCTTTCCTAGAACATCTTTCTTTCGTTTTTTCAGGTACGAATATTGATAAAAAGCTGATTGAAAAAATCGCACACGGGCTTTCTGTGATGGATAAGAATGCTGAAATTCAGCGTGATAAGAAAGGTAACGTCATCTACGACAAAGAAACCAAAGACACGGAAATTGTAAAGTATGAGGAAGATATCGAAACGTATATGAAGCGTGAAGTTCTCCCTCATGTGCCTGACGCACAGTGGTTCTTTGAAGAAAACATCAGCGCAAAGAAGCCTGTTATCAAAACAGGCGCAGAAATTCCGTTTACACGATATTTTTATAAGTACCAGCAGCCAAAGCCGAGCGAGAAGTTGGAAAAACAGTTCCTTGAACTGGAGAAGTCGGTTAGTGAAAGAATTACTAAATTGTTTGGGTAAGGAGTATTTTATGGCAAGAAATAAATCTAATAATTCACAATATATCAAAACAGATATTAATTATGATAAGTTAGCAGAGGCGATCGTAAAAGCACACAAAAGAATTAAAGATACTGAAGAAAAAGAGGCACAAAGAAGAGAAAAGAAAGAGAGAGAAGATTGGCTCAAAACAATTGGTTGCAAAGAAATAAAAGATGATTGGATTTGGCGTAAGAAAAAATGGCAATCTTTCAAAAATGACTACGCATCGTTTAAATCTATTATTACATACAAAGCCAAAGATGCTAAAACACCAAGATTGTCTTTTGAATTAATTCGACTTGGAACAAGTATGATTTATGTAATAAGTTATCTGATACTTTACATAATAGCAGTGTTTTTTCTGTCAACCTTAATTTTTTTAACTGGTTTTGATAAAACCTATAGCATACTTGCGATACCTGCCTTTTTGTTTGCACGTATAATCAGAATTGCTGAATTGGAAGTTAAAAATTTAAAGGACAGAGAATTGTTGAATACAATTTTTACAGCAAATATGACGTTTATAGGTGTTGTTCTTGCTGCTGTAGCTATTATTGTTGAGGTGTTTTCATGATGAAAATGAAAGATAGTGGCATTGAGTGGATTGGGGAGATTCCTGTTAATTGGAGTTTAATAAAAGGTAAATACATATTTGTTCAAAGAAATCAAAAGGGCAATCATATTGAATTACAGTTACTTTCTCCAACACAGAATTATGGTGTTATTCCTCAATGGAAATATGAGAAATTGTCTGGAATGGTTGCCGTTAAACTAAATGAAAAAGCTGATTTAATGCAATTTAAAACAATTCACAAAGGCGATTTTTGTATTAGTTTACGTAGCTTTCAAGGCGGTTTTGAGTATTCTAAATATGAAGGTGTTGTTTCTCCTGCATATCAAGTGTTCTATCCTATTACAAATATTTATGACGGATATTATAAATATTTATTTAAAGATAGAGGTTTCATTGAAAAAATCAACTCATACACTATGACACTAAGAGATGGAAAAAATATTGCTTTTAATGATTTTGGCAATACATATATACCATTCCCTCCTTTTTTTAAACAACAATCCATCGCCAACTACCTTGACACCCAATGCACCGAAATAGACAATCTCAAAGCCGACATTCAAAAACAGATTGAAACTCTTGAAGAATATGAACGTTCTGTTATTACAGAGGCGGTTACAAAGGGCTTGAATCCTGATGTGGAGATGAGGGAGAGTGAGATTGAGTGGATTGGAGAAATCCCCAAGAATTGGAGAACAGAAAAGGTAAAGTTCCATTTAATTAGAAAAGAGCCAAGAAATCCTGGAAATAAACAAGTACTATCTGTTTATAGAGAATATGGCGTTATTCCGAAAGATAGTCGAGATGATAATCATAATGTAACATCCGAAGATACATCAAAATATAAATATATTGTACCTGATAATTTTGTCATAAACAAAATGAAGGCGTGGCAGGGGTCAATGGGCATATCTGATTACGAGGGAATAGTTAGTCCTGCATATTTTGTCTATGTTTTTACTGATAATTCAATTGTTCCGAAGTATTTGCATTATCTGTTTAGAAACTGCTATAAAGACGAATTTAGACGAATATCCGGCGGTATAAGAGAAGGACAATGGGATTTATCGCCTATAGAATTCGCAAATACAATTTTATTAATTCCACCACAAGAAGAACAAGCACAAATTATTGATTTTTTAGAAAAAAAGATTATTGAAATCGACATTATTATTTCCGAAAAGAAACAACAAATTGAAACACTTGAAGAATATAAAAAATCGCTCATTTTTGAGTATGTGACGGGAAAGAAGGAGATCGCACAATGAACAACATCCTAACCGAAAAAGAATACCAGCATGAAATAATGGATTACCTCAAAGATAATAACGGTTATATTATTCGTAAAAGCAACGATTTTGACCGCCGTTTTGCAATTGACCGTGAACTGCTTTTTAAATTTCTGAATGATACTCAGTCTGAAACAATGGACGCTCTGCGTAAAATTTATAAGACTGATTTTGAGGATACCCTTGTAAATTTCATCAATACGGAAATGACAAAAGCGAGCGGAGGCTTGATTAGCGTACTCAAACATGGTATTGAGATTTCCAATCAGAAGCTGGAGCTTATGTACACCAAGCCCGCAACCACATTCAACAAGAATTTGCTTTAGGGAGGAATAAATTGTAATGTAGCTGTAGAATGTCAGGAGCTAAAAATGGCTGATAAACCATATGTTTTTGAAAAATAACACTACAGAGCGAAAAAAACCAGTGGGCATTGAGTTTTTTGCTATATTTCGGCGTGATTGATATTGCGTGAATATTTTTGTAAATTTATTCGTTTTTTACACCGTCTTAACCTTGAAATTTGACAAATTTTATGATATATTAAATAATGAGTTATTATACATATTTTAGTCAGTGCACGATTGAGTTATCATCTACAAGGTGTGCAAAACGAAAGGAACTCTATCGGGAAAGAGAAAAGAGGAAAGATTATGTCTAACGGTGAAAACACAACATTTTATGATGAATTTGCAAACTCATTGCTTCCTGGTAATTATGCCTTAACTAAATCAATGGAATTAACAAAAGTGCAGAATTCTGGCACATTGTGGTATACCAAAAAATTTCTAACACTTTACTACTATATCTTTTTATCTAATGATATAATGACAAAAACATATCAGCAGAAGGTAATAGAAATTTTTGACGATTTCATAAATAGTTTACCTTCAGAAGTTCAGGAAAATGCTGAAAGGTATTTTTATCCCGAAAACGAAGCTATAAATTTTAAATCCGAACATTTTAATTTATTTTCGAATTTTGCAAGTTATAATATATTCGAAAATCAGGATGAAAGGAATTCTTATTATCAAAGTGCAAAGAAATATTATTTTTCATTACTTATGGGATCTGGTGGACAATCTGGCGTAAAGAAAATGTTAAAGGAAGCTGTTCAGGAGCCTGGATTTGTCTATTCACGCAAAAACATTGATAACATTATACTTAGCGCGGTAATCGATGTATGTATGCGTACAGCGAATGCGAATCAAAAAATTTCTGATAATTCTGTAAAATACATTTTATCAGATAAGGCAATTGAAAAGGCTATGGAAAAAGCTGCTAATAATCCTATTGACGAAGCAGATATCAAGCAACTTATTAAGGATTACCCGCATGATAGGCCTAATTATCGAGGAATTGAAAACGATATGATTGCTTTTATTCGCAACGAGCGTCAAATTTTATATTACTACGGTTATTTTCATTCAAAATCAACAGGCGCTACGGACTTTGAATTCAGCAGTTTAACTCCAATAGGTGAGTTGGCGCTTAAAGCGAATGCAAATGAATTTCTCATAATCTGGGAACACCAGAAGATTAAAATGATTTCTCAACCAGCAACGGCTGATATTAATCAAATCCCTTCTAAAGTTAATAAGCCCCAGAATTTCGGTATTAGCTATACTCCATATTTAGATATTTTAGGTTATGTATTTCGTCAAGATTCAATGTCGCTCGAAGCATATAAGTATATTGTTTCCAGAAAAAAGCATTGTTTTGATAAAAATTTATGGGAGACAGAAGAAAACAATATACTTTGTCATTTGGATGAAATCATGAAACAAGTTAATATGTTTGGACGGCAAAGAGATAAGGCTGATGAAGATGGTCGCAAAGAATTACTTAAATACCTTTTAGGACTAAGAAGCGATTTGCCAATGGATGCAGGTTTGAATCCCTTAGGAATTCTTAAGTTTAGGAACTCAATTGTATATACTGATTGTAAAGATACTCTTACCTTAATATACAATGTCTACTCAAAACTAAATGATTATAAAGTGCAAAAATATGAAAGCGTGTTTAAAATTGTTGAGGGCGATTTACGTAAGAGGTATATCAAAACTGTTGCTGGTAGTTCAACAGCTATTGATAGTAAAGTAAAAATCCATTGGGACCTTTATAATATTCACCCCGACAATATGATTTTGCTATCAGTTGCAATAACATTTGCAGCTATTTCTTTGAATATCAGTAATGTAGAGGATATGAACAGAAAAAACATTAACGATGTTAGTAAATTTTTGGAGACGAATTTTACAAATCTTTTAAAGGTAATGGGAATACGTACACTTCCCAAGATAAAAAAAGAAGTTCAAACTGCCGTATCGTCTATTAGAAATAATGATTATTCAAGTTACTTGAATATGAACGACAATAAAAACGAGCAAATTATTGCAAATTATAAAACGCAAAATGCTGCTGATTTATTTACAAAAATCGAAAAAATATCCGCAAGCGCAACTGTTGTGTCGGCGGAAAACAGAGAAAGAAATGCTACGTTGGTAAGCATGCTTAAATCATATTATCTGAAATGCTATTCGGAAAATAACATGTTAAAGTGTGAATGTTGCGGCGAAGAAACATTCATTACAGCTGCCGGAGAGCCGTATGTAGAATTTCACCACTTGATTCCGTTTAACATTGCTTATGGTCCTGATCATTATCTGAATTTGTTTGCATTGTGTCCTAACTGTCACAGAAAAATTCATTTTTTACATATTGATGACAAATGTGGACCATATGAAGACCTAAGTAACAATAACTACATGCATCTCTGTTTCACCGAGAGGCTAAAGACTCTGCGAGGACAGAATTTGCTTAAATCGTATCATCTTGAATTTTTGCTTGCTGATAATGCGATAACACTTGATGAATATAATGATATTGCTGCGTGAGGTTGATATATAATGAATTTACAAGATATTAAACATCAAATATTCCACGCTAAATCGAATGAATTACTTAAGGATTTCCCTTCAGAATGTATAGATTTGGTTGTAACAAGCCCTCCTTATGATGACCTTAGAGATTACGAAGGCGTTGTTTCGTGGAATTTTGATATCTTTAAAGAAATTGCCAAAGAGGTGCATCGTGTAGTAAAACTTGGCGGTGTTGTCGTTTGGGTCGTTGGAGATAAAACGGTCAAAGGACGTAAGTCGCTTACTAGTTTTAAACAAGCGTTATATTTTCAAGAGATTGGTTTTGATATGTATGATGTGATTATATATGAAAAAGCCGGCTCTGGTCCACCTCATCCAAATAGATATTTCAATTCGTTTGAATATATGTTTGTATTGAGCAAAGGCAAGCCAAAAACAATTAATATACTCAAAGACAAGCCAAACAAATGGGCTGGACATACAACTTACGGTGAAATTACTCGAAGAGAAAAAGATGGAACGCTCACTAATAAAGGGAAAAAAGTTATAAATAAATTCGGAGTACGCACAAATATTTGGCGTTATGCAAACGGAAAGGGTTTTTCAACAAAAGATTCATTGGCATATAAACATCCTGCAATTTTCCCTGAAAAACTTGTTGAGGATCATATTCACTCATGGAGCAATCCTGGCGACATTGTACTTGATCCATTTGGAGGCAGCGGAACGACAGCTAAGGTAGCTCAACTTATGAATAGAGAGTGGGTCTTAATTGAAGCTGTAGAAGAGTATTGTAAAATAGCAAAAGAGAGAATGGAGATTATTCAAAATGCAGGCAGTGATAACTAACACATGCTATACAAAAACTGTATTGCTACTTAAATCTGAGTATGATAATTTATCAGAAGACGGCTGCTTTTACGCAATTGTTAGAACGGAATATGACGATAAAGGCAATGTTATTTATGATTTTATGGATATATTATCAGCTGCTATTGAAATAGGATATACATATATAAACACAATTGTATACCCTTCATCTATTGCCCAAAATGTTGCTTTTAAAGATAATGCAAAATATGTAGTGTGGCTTTGCAAAAATCGTTCGATTATGAAATTCAATAAAGATGCCATTCGTGAAAAACATATATGGAAAGACGTGGAATGGGGTAAAAGAACAAAAAATTATAATCCGAAAGGAAAAGACCCCGGAAACGTTTGGATTCCGACTGAAGATGACGGTCATGCTAATATTACAGAACATATTATGCTTGATGATGATGGTGTGATTTCACGGCTTTTAAACATGTCTGATTGTGGAAATGATTACTTGCTTATACAAGATGATTTTGTTTCTTCTAACATTTTGCCTGCAAATACCGACAATTCTTGTTCGCTGATTTCTCAGCAAAATAGCAAAGTGATATTTAAATCTTCTGAAAACATGTTCGATGTTTTAGATGGTTCTGTTAAGCTTGTAGTTACTTCACCACCATATTGGAATTTAAAGGACTATTTTAAAAAAGGTCAAATTGGTCAGGAAAGATATGATGTATACCTTGAACGCATGAAAGCGGTTTGGACACAGTGTTATAACAAATTATCAAAAGATGGTTCTCTTTGGATTAACATCAATATTCGTATTCAAAATGGCAAAGCAATAACTATTCCGCACGACTTTGTAAAAATCTGCTGTGAAATAGGCTTCTTTTATAAAGGAATAGTTATTTGGCACAAATCTTCCGGCATTCCAACTGGAGATAAAAACATTGTGGACCGTCATGAATATGTATTGTTGTTTTCAAAGAATGAACAATTTGAAGTTAATCATGCTGTATTTGATGGATATTGTGATTATAAAAATGAAAAGTTGAATGGCGGAGCATTCTGGAATATTAATCGTAAAGCTGGAAGTGTTGGTAAACAGTATATCCATCCTGCAATCTATCCCAATGATTTAGTAGCACGAATTATTAAGGCTACAACTAATATCGATGATACTATTTTAGATCCGTTTCTTGGTAGCGGCACTTCTGTTATTGCTGCTGAACAGTGCAATAGAAAATGCATAGGATTTGAATATAATGAAGATTTTCAAGAATTAATGCAATCAAGATTTTCTCAGGAAATTCCAGAAAGCAAAGTGGAGTTTGTTAATGAAACTCAGTCCAATTCGAATTTTGGAAGTAATGCTTGA